TTCCGTTTGACGACCTGGATCACTTGATTGGAATTTAAAATTTGCCAATTCAAGAAAACTGAATATAATCAACTTGTTTTAAGGCATCCAATCTAAGTGTTCCTTGGTTACTCCCTGAAAAAACTTCGCTCCGGCTTTTCCTCTTGCGAGCCGGGGCGCTTTTTCATAGACTGCAATGGTTGACAACAAGGCTGACGGCTACATTCTCCCCTGTCCTCCCAGCAAACCCCGGTGGAGCCGTCAGCCAATTTTAAACGGCAAGCATGACCCAAGAATGGTCCGCAGATAAAATCACCCGGCGCAAAGTGGATGACCTGATCCCATATGCGCGAAACGCTCGCACACACTCGGATGAGCAGGTGGCGCAAATCGCAGCCAGCATCAAGGAGTGGGGATGGACGACCCCGGTGCTGATTGACGAAAGCGGCGAGATCATAGCAGGCCACGGGCGCGTCATGGCGGCTCGTAAGCTGGGCATCGAAGAAGTCCCCACCATGACGGCGACAGGATGGACTAAAGCGCAGAAACGCGCATACGTCCTGGCCGATAACCAGTTACCCCAAAATGCCGGTTGGGATATGGACCTGCTCAAGGTCGAGTTTATGGACTTGGACGGCGAAGGGTTCGACCTCAAGCTGATGGGGTTTGATGATGATTTCATGGCAAATATTTTTTTGGGTGACAACCAAGAGCCAAGCCGCGCTGGGCTATTATCTGAAAACTAAACTAGGTGATTTTAGTATGGCTAACACTACTGGCAAGAAGTTCGGCGGGCGCAAGAAGGGCACGCCGAACAAGACGACGCGAGACATGAAGGCCGCGATCATGGAGGCCTTCGAGATGGCTGGCGGCGTGGACTACTTGCACATGTTAGCCAGCGAAGAGCCGCGCACGTTTGCCACGCTGCTGGCCAAGGTGCTGCCGAGCGAGAACATCAACGAGAACCGCAACATCGACGTGAACGCGTTGACCGACCGGCTGCAGGCAGGCCGTGATCGTGTCGCGCGGCTGCGCGTCGTAGGAGAAGACTGATGCCAGTGACGAAGACGACTAAGGACGGGAAGACCGCCTACAAGTGGGGGAAGTCGGGCAAGGCTTACGCCGGCGAGGGCGGAAAGTCCAAGGCTGCGAAGAAGGGCCGCGCCATCGAGGCCTCGAAGAAGCGGAGGGTGAAGTATGGCAAGTAAGCCGGGGCTCTACGAGAACATCAGGCGCAAGCGGGTCCGCATCAAAGAGGGCAGCGGCGAGAAGATGCGCAAGCCGGGCGAGCCCGGCGCGCCGACCGCTCAGGCCTTCAAGGACAGCGCGAAGACCGCGAAGAAGCGGGTGCGTCGTGGCTAAGCCGGCGAAGGGCAAGGCCCGCGTCAAGATCACCGCGAGCGGCAAGAAGGTGAGCTACGGCCAAGCCGGGCAGGCCAAGGGAGGCGGGCCGAGGGTCAAGCCGGGCACGTCGAAGGGCGACGCCTACTGCGCCCGGAGCGCCGGCCAGATGAAGGACCACCCGAAGGCCGCCCGCGACCCCAACTCCCCGCTGCGCTTGTCGCGCAAGCGGTGGAAATGTAAAGGCACGAGGTCAGCGGCATGAACCTAGACGACTACGCCAGAGGCGCGCACCCCAACTCCCGGCCGGTGCCTCACCTGTGGGGCAAGCCCGCGCCGGGGGCAGGGCGGATGCGCATCTGCACCCACTGCGGGGCCAAGGAGCTGGCCACCAGCAGCGATCCTGAGCACCCTGCCTACGCCTGCAGCGGCCCAGCGCCCGTCGCGCATCGCACCACCGAGGCCGACTATGAGCCTATCTGACGCCGAGCCCGATCCATCGTTCGCGAACTGGCTGTATATGCCTCTCATGTCGGTTAATCCAGACCTCATCGACGATATCTTCGGCACTACTGCTTGTTGGCTCTCCGCTCATTTGGGCGGCTCACTGCAGCTTCTGATTTGGGAATGCTCGCCTCGGGCTGTGTTTGTCTACTCTGAGGAGACCGGCAGGGCAATTCGGACAGACAGATCGGGTTGGCTCCCTTGCTCGATCCCCTGCCTGTCCACCGGCGAGTGCTGATGCCGATGTCCTCTGACCACGAGCTGGCCGACGCCATCGCCGAGTTCTACGCCGACCCGCTGGGCCACGTCCTGTTCAGCTACCCGTGGGGCGATAGGCAGCTCGCCGGGTTCGAGGGGCCCGACGACTGGGCCCGGGGCTTCCTGACCGATCTGGGGGCCGAGGTCAGGCGGCGCGGCTTCGACGGCAGGACGGCTGTCGACCCCATCCAGTTCAGCACGGCCAGCGGCCACGGCATCGGCAAGTCCGCCCTGACGGCGTGGCTGATCCGGTGGATCATGGACACCCGGCCGTTCAGCAAGGGCATTGTGACGGCGAACACGTCGGAGCAGCTCCGCACCAAGACGTGGGCCGAGCTGGCCAAGTGGCACCACATGGGCATCACGAAGCACTGGTACCACCTGAACAGCGGCGGCGGCTCGATGAACATGTACCACCTCGACCACCGCGAGACGTGGCGGGTCGACGCCCAGACCTGCCGCGAGGAGAACAGCGAGGCGTTCGCCGGGCTGCACGCCGCGCAGGCCACGCCGTTCTACATCTTCGACGAGGCGTCCGCCGTGCCCGACAAGATCTTCGAGGTCCGCGAGGGCGGCCTGACCGACGGCGAGCCGATGACGTTCGACTTCGGCAACCCGACGCGGAACACGGGCCGGTTCTTCGAGAACATGCAGGGCAGGTTCCGGCACCGCTACATCCGGCGGCACATCGACAGCCGGGACGTCAAGATCACCAACAAGCGGCTGTTCGAGGAGTGGATCAAGGACTACGGCGTCGACAGCGACTTCGTGAAGGTCCGCGTGCTCGGCCAGTTCCCCTCAACCGGCGAGTTGCAGTTCATCGCCACGGCCGACGTTCGGGCGTGCATCGGGCTGGAGGTCGCGGTGCAGCCTCACGACCCGCTGGCCATGGGGGTCGACGTGGCCCGGTTCGGCAGCGACCAGAGCGTGATCTACCTGCGGCAGGGGCGGGACGCCGAGAGCCAAGGCATCCACACCTTCCGAGGGGTGGACACCATGACGTTGGCCTCGAAGATCGCCGAGATCGCCAAGCAGAAGGCCCCAGACGCCATCTTGATCGACGGCGGCGGCGTGGGCGGCGGTGTCATTGACCGGTGCCGGCAGCTCGGCCTCGACGTGATCGAGGTCAACTTCGGCAGCAGGGCTACCCAGCCGGGCTACGCCAACCTCCGCGCACAGATGTGGGGCAACCTGCGGGACGCCATCAAGGACGGCATCCGGCTGCCCGACGATCCCGATCTGGTCAGCGACCTGACGGGGCTGGAGTACGGCTACACGCTGCGGAACGAGCTGAAGCTGGAGAGCAAGGAGGACGCGAAGAAGCGGGGGTTGCCCTCGCCGGACTTGGCGGACGCTCTGGCGCTGACCTACGTCTTCCCGGTCTACCCGTCGCGCCTCGGCTTCCACGGATCGCAGCAAGCAACATCTGCAGAATATGACCCCTTCCCAGGGTAACAAAATTAGTGTATGACCCCTTCCCAGGGTAACAAAATTAGTGTATAGAGTAATTTTATTTCACAGGAGCGGGCGTGGACGGTCTGATAATTTTCTCTGCGGACAACAAGCACCCGCTGTCCTTCCTGCTGAACAAGCGGGTCAGGCACGTCTGGTGCGCGCTGAGGGATGAGGACCGTGGGGTATGGGTCGGCTTCAATGGGCATCAGGGTATACCGATTGTGCAGGTCGAGGCCGGCTCGGATTTCGACCTTGCCGCCTACTACGAGGAGCAGGGCTACGAGGTGGTACGGGTTCAGCGCGGCACCGAGCCGTCCTATAGCCCGCTGGTGCTGAACAACTGCGTTGGATACGTCAAGGTCGTCATGGCCATCAAATGCTGGGCGGTCACCCCCTACGGGCTGTACCGACATCTGACAAAGGAGCTTGCCCGATGAAACGTCTGTTCACTGTTCCCGGATTTGGTGGCTCTTCACCGCCGCCGCCCCCGCCGCCCCCGCCGCCTCCGCCGCCCGAGCCTCCGAAGAAGGCTGACGCCGCAGTGCAGCAGGCGCGCTCTGACGAACGTCGCCGGCAGCGCCAGCAGGCCGGCATGGGCGGGACCAACGTCACTGGGCAGGCCTTGGGCGGCACCCCCGCCGCGACGGCCAAGAAGACCCTGCTGGGTAACTGATCATGGCTCACATGGGCAGCAAGGACGCGGGCGGCACTTTGATGACCGACCCGTTCGCCGAAGAGGATGAATACCTCCCGACCATCTATCTCGGCAAGGAGCAGCTCGCTGCGCTGGGGGACATTGGCTCCCCCGGCGACACGCGGGAGATCCATTGCAAGGTCCGCGTTGCCACGGTGTCTCAGAGCCGTGGTGACGCGTCGGCCACGCTGGAGATCCTTGAGATGGAGTTCATGGAGGACGGCGAGGACGACGCCGCCGAGCGCATGTACCCGACGATGAAGGAATAGCGCCATGCCGCTGCCCAGTGTTGATAATCTGCACACCACGATCCCTCTGAAGGGAAAGAAGTCCGCGCTCTATCGCCGGTATGTGAAGCTCGAG